AGAGATCGTAACCACCGAGGTATTGTACAGCTTTCTTACACTCCTGAAGGTAAGGACTCTACTAAAAAGTACAAGACTGAGTACCCCATTCCTGTGGCTATTGACTACCAGGTTACATCCTATGCCCGTCAACCATTGCATGACAGAGGCATTATTTCTGCCCTACTTACAGATATCCTACCATTTAGGTATGGAACATTAGAAATTCCCGAAGACAAGACCATACGACGGTTGGAACTCTTGGGGTACGCAAAGAGAGATATTACGGAGCAAGGCAAGCGTCTTTACGTAAATGTCTTTACAATAAGAGTTAGCGCTGAGATACTTTCGAGTACTCTTGTCGCTAACTCCCCAACAATAACGACGGTCAATGAAACGTTGAGCGCTGTTATGAACCAATCGGTCACACAACCATAATACAACTCGGACCCACAAGAATAAAAACTATTAGCTTAAGGAGCTAAATTATGACAGCTTACGGCCTCGGACGTCCGGGCGTATTTCTACAAGAAAACCTTGTACAACAAAACATCGTAGTACCAACATCATCTAATGCTGTTGCTGCGTTTATTGGTTACCTTCCAAAGGGTCCTGAAACACCTACCTATGTAACTTCATGGGCAGACTTTAATACTTACTTTGGTGGGATTGACTACAACATTCCTACGACTCTTGCGGCATACATGTTCTTTGCTAATGGTGGTCGTAATGCTTACATCCGCAGAGTTACAAAGAACGCTAATACTGCACTTACTTCACCTTCAATTGCTATTGCAGGCTCAGCTGGTGCAGTAAAGACAGCGACAATTACAGCCACACATGCGTTTACTGTTGGTCAAACTGTTACTCTATCCGGTTGGACTGGAAATACTGCAGTAAATGGAACATGGGTTGTTGATTCTATTTCTACAACACTATCGTTTACTATTAAGCTTCCTAGCACTGCTGCTACTACAACCCCTACTGGTGGTTCGGTTATTCGTAGTTTGAAGGCAGGTATTCAGCTAAATAGCGCCGCGTCTACACCTACTTTCAGTGTTATTGCTGATAGCTCAGGTACTTGGGGAAATAATATTGCAGTAGACATTGTTGGTACCGCGTCTCGGTTTAGCTTTACTGTATATGGTGCACCTTTGGGTAGCACAACACCTTCACGTAGTAACGTACTGGAGCAGTTTACTGATCTAAGCATGACTACTACTGATGCAAACTACTTTGCAAGCATTGTTAACCAGCTATCAAATTATGTAACTGTTGCAGACCTTAAGACTGGTGCTGTAGCTCTTAATAGCGATACCCTTACCGCACTTAGCTCTGGCACTGATGGTTCTTCTACTATCACTACAACAGAGCTTGGTGCAACAACTTGGGCTGACTTTGATACAATCAATGGTCCATTGATCTTCAACCTACCTGATGTTAGCGTAACCAGCACCACGTGGACCACGACTAACTCGGCAACGGCTGTTAACTCGCTTATTAGCTACGCTGAAACTCGTGGAGATGCTTTTGTAATTGTTGACCCACACAATGACGCAACAGTTTCTACTGCAGCAACTTACGCAGGAAGTGTCCTTACCACAGGATCTTTGTCAGGTAAGCAGTCAGCTCTTTACTTCCCATGGCTAACTATTCCAGATACAAGCAAGTCTGTTCGTGGTCTTACAACTAGCGTAGCTCCTGGTGGCGCTATTGCAGGCATCTACCAAAAGAATGACACTTCTCGCGGAGTATTCACTGCCCCTGCAGGATACAGCACTAGACTCTCAAATGTTTTGGGTCTTGCTACGTCTTTGACTAACCAAAACTTGGATGACCTAAATCAGGCTACAAACGCCATTAATGCTATTAAGGTTACCCCAGGAAATGGTATTGTCGTAATGGGTGGTCGTACACTCAGCACTAATAAGTCTGATCGTTACATTAGCGTACGTCGTGGTTTGATTTACTTGAAGCGTGAGCTTACAGATAGAAGCGCTTTTGCTGTATTTGAGAATAATGACCCACACTTGTGGGGTAGAATCCAATCAAGTTTGTCTTCTTTCTTGAACTCATACTGGCAACAGGGTGGTCTTCGAGGCTCAACTACTGATGAAGCTTTCTTTGTAAAGTGTGATTCAAGCACTACTACTGAGACGGACATTGCAAATGGACGTGTCAATATTCAAATCGGTGTTGCTCTAGAGTACCCGGCAGAATTTGTATTAATTACTATTGGCCAAATTACTGGCAATGCGTCAGCTTAAAGTACTAAGGAGAACATAGAAAATGGCTAACCCAACAATTAACCCATTCAGTGAGATTAAAACTGATCCAATCCGTAACTTTAGGTTTTTGGTGCAGTTTAACCCTAAGGAAAATGTTGCATCAACACCGAAGTTTGACAAGTCGTTAGGATTTGTTAGCGTTTCTGGTTTTGGAGTAACTGTTGATCCAATTGCATACCGTGAGGGTGGTTACAACACCACTGTTCACCAGTTGCCAGGTCAGACTTCATTTGAGCCTATCAGCTTTACAAGAGGTCAGACTTTGGGTGGTACGCAAAACCTACAGTGGATGCGACAGCTATTTGCTGTTGTAAGCGCCCGCTCTACAGCAGGTGTGGGAAAAGAGTTTAGATGTGACATTGACGTTACAGTACTAAGCCACCCAAACCCAGCTAATACAAAAACAGCTAACTCAAGCGGTGGTCGCGCCGATGATCCATGGAATCTACATGCTTCCATGAAGTTCAGAATTTACAATGCTTGGATTTCAAGCCTTGTATACGGCGATCTAAGTGCAGGCGGTAATGGACTTATGGTTGAAGGTATGACTGTAGTTCATGAAGGCTTTGACGTAGAATATGCAGATGACTACAATGCATCAGCATCATTTGGTACTCAATATTAATTAATTAACTAACTAAGGAACACAACATGTCACAAGAAACGATCAGCTCAATTGAAAATCCAGAGCTTGCAAATCAATTAGTTCAAGCAGCTCTAGCTATGTCTCCAGAGGAGGAGGTACAATCTTTAGAGGTAGAATCAACACCTGCCCCTAAGATTGTACCTCCACCCTCAGATGAAGTAACCTTGCTTGCAGGACTTTATAATCCGTTTAATGGAGAACTAGTAGAAACAGCAGAAATTAGAGAACTAAACGGTAACGATGAAGAGGCACTATCTAAGATCACTGATTACGGACGTAGCCTGCTATCTATTCTGCAGCGCGGTACAGTAAAGATTGGTGATAAGCCTTGTACTCAAGACCTATTAGATGGCCTACTAGCAGGTGATAGGGAATACCTTATTATCAAAATTAGAATTGCTACTTTTGGTGCTGAAATTGAACTTGAAGGCAAGTGCATCCACTGTGATGAGCCACAAAAGTTTGTTGTAGATCTAGAATCAGATGTTGATATAACTGCTCTAGAAGAGAAGCATATTAGAAGTTTTACTGTTGATTGCAAAATTGGTGAGGTTCGCGTTGATCTTCCAAATGGAGCGGTTCAACGTAAGCTAATTTCATCTACCGATAAAACGTCAGCAGAATTAGATAGTATTCTTCTAAAGGAATGCATCACTGACATCAACGGATTACCAATTATGGATCCTAATCAGGTGAAAAAATTAGGTATGCAAGATCGTCGAACAATCCTAAAGGCAATTACGGATAAGAACCCAGGTCCAGATTTGAGCACTATCGCTAAGAACTGCTCATCTTGCGGGCTGGAGGTCCCGATTCCGCTTACCCTAGCGGATTTGTTTCGACTTTAGAAAAGAAGTATATGCGCTGCTAATCGAGTCGTATGAGTTGATTAGCTACGCATTTACTGGTTGGACTTTAACAGAAATAAAGTCCTTGTCCCACCGTGAACGGCTTATGTGGCTTGATAAAGCTGCAGCTCGTCTAACCAAAGGAGTGATTGATGCCATCACCACATAGCAATCTGGGTGACTCCAAGAGCAAAAAAGCCATTGACTCTGCTAATTCTGCTACTGAAAAGTGGAAGAAAAATATTCTTGACATAGAGAAATCTATGAATAATATTTTCAAGCAGTGGAAAGAAATGAACACTGGTGGTAACTCCATGGGTAGTTCTGGTGCGGGCAGCAAGTTTAATAGTGATCTATCTGGGTCTATTGACAAGATGCAAACGCAACTTGATAAAATGTTTGACCCACAGATGAGCACTGGAAGAAAGTGGGGCGGAAGAGCCCTAAACCTATTAGGTAGCGTTGGCGCTTTTGGCTACGGAATGCTTCCAAATACTATGGAAGCTGTACAGCAAAGAGTACAAGCTCAGAGCGTTGCATCTATGGCTGGCATGGATGCTCAAGGGCTTATTAAGTCAAGTAACGCTGCGCTTGGTGCAGGTTTTACTAGCTCAACTGGAGCTACAGGCGCAACAACTATGTTTGCTTCTGGAGGTATTCTTCCTACCATGGGTTCCTATAAGAACCTTATGGGCCAAGTAGGTGGCTACAGTATGCTTACTGGGCAATCTAATGAGCAAGTTGCTAGTGGTATGGCCTCTATTAACGGCATGAACTTTATGCGTATGGGTATTAGAACACGTGACGCTAAGGGCAACCTAAGGGCTACATCTGATATTTCTAGTGATCTTTACCGCAGAATGTACGGTAATAAAAAAAATGTTACCGCAGAAAATGCTGCTCAAGTCTACAATGTTAATAGTAAGGCATACCAGTCTGTAATGGCCGCTGCTGGTGGTAACCAAGAACTATTTACGACTCTTGCTGGTAACTTGGTATACCAAGCCAAGAACAAGGGCAAGAAGCTTGATATGAGTGCAGAGGGCGTAAATAAGATTCTGGGCAGGCCTGCAGATGACCCTATGCGTAAGTGGTACAACTACCAGAAGTCTGAGGCTGGGAAGCTAGAAGTTAGCGGTAAGGGTCTAGTTCAGGGTTATGGCGGTGCACTTGACGCTACTACAGCTGTTAATAATCAGTTTGTTGAGTTAGCTAAAGTCCTTCCGGGTGTAGTAGATAACATGGCTAGACTCAAGGGATTCTTAGGTACCCTACCTCAAGCAGGTAACACTGGCTCTACCATGGCAGGTCTTGGCGCTAATGTTGCCGGCAATATTGGTGCTGACATTAAAGCCAAGCTAGAAGAAAGAGCCTCCGACTGGTTTATTAAAACCGGCGAAAGTATGATTGGTATGGGCGAAGAGGGTGGTGGACATGCCGGAAAACGTACAAATATCTTAAAAGATATATTTGGAAAGTCCGGTAAAGGAAGACACTCTGGCCCTGGTGGCCCAATGATGTTTGGAAAAGGCGGTTCGGGTTCGCTAGCAAAAATAAAAAGTTTTGGGGGAACTGCCGCAGCACGTCTTGGTCTAGGTGCAGCCGCTGCTGCGGGCACAAGCTGGGCTATGCCTAAGCTACGTGATTTTGGTAGGAATAGCTTAGGCGTTAAATCAGGTAGCGGCTTTGAAAAAGGCGCAACAATGCTCGGCTATGCTGGAGGTTACGCGGCCGCTGGAGCTTTAATGGGTAGCGCCGTACCGGTTGTTGGTACAGCCGCAGGTGCAGTTATCGGCGCAAGTATCGGTCTATTTAAAGGTTGGTCCGAAAGCAAAGAGCAAGACCCAAATACTGGCGGTGACGCTGAGGAAAATATTGTAGCCTCAGCTATTAGAAAAGCTGGTTTTGGTCCCAAGGCGTCTCCAATAGCATTTGCTGTGGCTATGGCTGAATCTGGTGGTGGAAATGTTAGGGCCCATAATACGAATAGAGATACTGGGGATAACTCGTACGGCCTATTCCAGATTAATATGATTGATGATCTTGGACCATCCCGACGCAAACAATACGGAATAAAAAGTAACAATGAGCTTTTTAATCCAGTTTTAAATGCAAAAATTGCATACAAAATGTCAAACAAGGGCCGTGATTGGTCACCATGGTCAGCATATAAAAATGGAGCCTACAAAGAATACTTGGATAAAGGGCAGAAGCATTTTGGTCACCCAACTGGATCAGGTGGCGCAGGAAAAAGTAATACAGGATCAAAAGTACGTGCTCTGCATGGTGGCGTTGGCGGAGGCATAGTTGCTCCTGCTGATGGCCCTATTACTGCTCACTACGGACAAAAGCCTAAGAATAATACTTATTGGCAGATGAAGGGTTACCATACAGGTACTGACTACGGCGTAAAGAAGGGATCACCAGTTAAGTCTTACCGAGCAGGTACTGTAGCCTATGCTGGGCCCGCTAGTAATTATCCTGGTGCTGGAAAGGCATACGGAAACATTGTTGTTGTAGACCATGGCGGTCATGAAAGTATGTATGCTCACCTTGAGCGTGGCATGGTAAAGAAGGGTCAGAAAGTAGCAGCCGGTCAACAGATTGCCCTATCCGGTGATAGTGGTAGTGGTGCTCATGGTGCCCACCTACACTTTGAGATCCGTGAGGGGGCCTTCTCTGCGGCTAATACAAAAAATCCAAAGGGGTACCTAGCAGGCCTACTAGGAAAAAATACAGGTGTCTCGGGCGGTACCGGAGAACAACCTAAGGATGATGGTGGATTCTTTGGGGGGATTAAGAGAAATCTAGGTAAAGCTTTTGACTGGTTAACAGGAAATGATGATTCCGAGGATAATGGTTTTTCAAAAGTAGGTAGTTCTGGGGGAATTAAGACTCTGGGATACTCAGGTAGGGAAGGATTTGTTGGTAACAAAGATACAACAACTCAAGGTCTTCTTGCTTTTGGTGGAGATGCTGGCATGATGCCTATTAGTAGTGGCGGGGGTAGTAATGCTGGAGTTGTTATTCACATGAACGTTACGGTTAATGGAACTAGTGCTCATGATGCCCGTAAGTTTGCAAACGATGTTAAGAGTATGCTTGAAAAAGATCTCAGAACATCTAAAATTGGTTCATACTAAGGAGTGTAGTTAACTATGGGTACAAGATCACCTGCAAAACCAGATCCAAATTTAAAAAGAATTTGGAGACAAGCAAAGCATACCAAAAACGGACAGATTGCAGAAGTAAATAGAGGTAATGCTACTGCAGCAGTACGTGATGGCGCAAAAGAATATTACATTAAAATTGGCGCTCCAATTCCAGCGGGTGTAAAGCCTGGCGATATAATTAGTGAGTACAGGATGCATCCTGGCGCACGTGGAGGAAAACCATACAGAGAACAAGTATACAGATACTTTTACGCTACCCCTAAAACTCCTGTGACAAAACCTGAAGAGGAAGAACCCGTACCTTCCGAAGTAATTACTTCAGCAGATGTAGGTACTAGTAAGTTTAACCCACCACCACATGCGGCTAGTAGAACTTTGCCGCCAACGGCACTTGCTGGGTATACCGTCAGCTCTTCTGCTGATAGAGCAACTATAAGAAGGTTGCAACGCGTTAATCAAAGAGGTTACTTCTTTCAAGACATGGACAATGCTTATATGGCAAATGGAGATTTTAAAACAAAAGCTTCTCAGCTTTGGGGATTCCAGTTTATGTATAATCCAACTACTATTTCGCATAGTCTTTCTAACGCTAACTTTGATATCACTAACACTGCGGATATTTCTAACCAGCTAACAGGTAACCAAACATTTAGTGTAAATCTTTTTATAAATAGAGTAATGGATATGTCGGCTCTTGCTAGTGATCGAGCGCAGCAGTCAGCGGGTACTGGAGACTACTCAAGAGCTTTAACTAACAACGATATTCATGGTATTTTAACTAGAGGTACTGAGTATGATTTAGAATTTTTGTATAGAGTTCTTAATGGTGAACCACAGCTTGGTCCTTCCATGGATCGTGCAACATCTGACTTTGGTTTTATTGCTCCCGCCCCAATTTGGTTTAGACTTCACGATAATTTTAAATATAAGGTAGTTGTTACTAGCATTTCAGTAAATCACGTCATGTTTACTGAAAAAATGATCCCTATTCTTAGCGAAGTGTCTATAGGCATGATGCGTATTCCTACACCTAGTTACGAAACGGATACTACAGATACATTCTTAACTGAAAGGTACACAACAACGGATGATGAGGGCAAAACCGGATCTAAGCTTCCGGTATACGGTGCTCCTGCGGATACGGAGGCTAGTAAGTAATGAGAGATACATCGCGGTATGCTGACGGGCGTTTTAGCCAAAGCCTAAATAAAAGAGGTGATGACTATGACATATTCGTTCTTAGAAAATTTAATGTTGGTAAGCTAAAGAGATACAGCGAGTACCAGTTTAAAGAGGGGGATAGAATTGACGTACTCGCTGATATTTTCTTAGGCTCCTCACATCTATGGTCATACATTATGGATATTAACCCAAATGTTCCTGACCCATTTAATATTCCAGTAGGTACTTTTATTAGGATTCCTCGTGCCTAATCAAATTCAACGGTATCTAAAGTGGCAGGTGACTTTTCCACAATCACCTGCGTTTAACCTATTGATGGTTTCAGCTGAGCTACACCAAGCAGAAGCAAAGCATGACGTTCTATCGATCCAGTTCAAGGGAGCCTTAGATAGAAACACTGGAAATAGGCTTTCTAAGGGCGATCCTGTCATGTTTGTTTGGTCTACAAATAAGAATAAAGTTGAGACTTTTATTGGATTTGTGCAAGTAATTGAAAAGAATGTTACTCCTCTAAATGTATTTACTAGGGTGGTGTGTGTAAACAACTCTTCAAAGTTAAAGACACCTAATAAGAAGGTGTATCAAAATATAAGCGCAGATGGGGTAGTAAAAAAAATTGCAGAAGAAGCGGGCTTTTATTCTAATACTGCTCACCATCCGCTTTCTCACTCAAAACTAGTTCAGACCGGGCAAACTGATTGGCAATTTTTAAGGCATCTATCTTTTAAAACAGGTTATGCTTTACGAGCTGAAAATAAAACAATTACCTTTAAATCTAGAGATAGTATTCTGGCAGATAAAATAGAAAATGCACCGACGTTTTACCACTTTGATAATGCGCCAAGAGGTATTATGGGTAAGCAAACACTAATTACCTTTACAGCGTTAGATGCTGTGGAGTCACCAGAACTTGGTCAAGGCGACGTAGGCCTAGAGCTTTACTCTGATGAAGGTTCAAGGTACGCATTTGATTCTGGGGTTGATGTTAGCCACGGATCTCGTGTAACACGTCCTATTAATACGGTAAAAAATTGGGGAGGCACATATGGCCAATAGCAATTCAAAAATATCTTTGGCACATGAAGTAATTGATAGCCCTCAAAAAGCATTATCCGTTGCCCAAGGACATAGCAGCACCACTAGGTATAAGTACAACGCTAATGCTTTATTGGTTGGACTTTCCTCTTTACGTCCCTATGATCCTGTTTACTTTAAAGGTCTTCGAGATGGCATGTCCGGGATTTGGGTAGTAATTTCAGTTACGCATATCTTTAACAGTGGCCTTAAATACACTATGAAGGTTCACTTAGGTTCTAACGATCAGCTATTAAAAATTAGGCCTAAAGACTCAGCTAACGATATTTCTACCCACTCAACTAAAGTACACGTAAAGGTTCCTACTGAGTATGAGAGTTTTCATAGCCAACAAAACTATGATACAAAAAAGTATCATGTTACTAAAGTAAGAGTTAATAAGCTACCCCTAGAAACTACCTTAACTCCTAGCTGGATGCAAAATAAACTTAAAAGCTACACGTATAGCAGCATTACCCAAACATCCGGTGAACTTCATCATAATCCATATGAGCTAAGATCACCTACTTTTTCTAATGTTCATCAAAAGATAGTTTGGAATGACAGATGAGTTACTCTGACTACACAGATTATAATATGGACCCTCTTGGTAGGGTCAGGTTTTATGGCACCTATAGAGCAACAGTAAAAAACAATGTTGACTATGAGAATAAAAAGAGACTATCTCTTATAGTTCCTCAGGTATCTGGTTCAGACACTATTGACTTAGTAGATCCCGCCGTATCTTCAGGATCAATCTCTTCTATTACTGTTCCTGAAATTGGCGAGACAGTTTGGGTTATCTTTGAATCTGGGGATCCAAGCTACCCTCTATGGATGAGTGGTGCTGGATCAGCAGCTTCTTCTCAAGGATCTTATGGATCTTTCTATTCTAATAGTACACAGGCTAGCTCAACATCAGCTCAAGCAATTACAATTGACCAAACCTCTGAAGCTAATGGCATATCTTTATCTACTTCTTCAAGAATTAATTTTTCTGTTGCGGGCACCTATAATATTCAATTCTCGGCTCAGTTGCACCAGCCGTCTAATGGTAGCCCCGCAATTAATATTTGGATTAAAAAGAATGGTAATAATGTTCCAGAGACTAATTGGCAATACGATCTTTCTAATCAAAACCATTACGCAGTACCCTCATTTAATCACACAGCAACTTTTGCAGCAAATGATTACATTGAATTTTACTGGTCCTCTACTCAATCGGTAAACCTACAATACTGGCCCGCCCATACTACAAGCCCTGTGTACCCAGTTACACCAAGTGTTGTAGTAAACATACAACAAGTGATGAGTACCCAAGCTGGACCTACTGGAGCTACTGGTCCAACCGGAGCTACGGGCGCTACTGGGCCGGCGGGACCTACTGGCCCTGCAGGGCCTACGGGCTTGACAGGGGCACAAGGATATGGAGTCCCTGTTGGGGGTGTAGCAAACCAACATTTAGTAAAAAACTCTAGTGCGGACTACGATACTTATTGGAAAACATCAATAGATACGTATATCCAAACGACTGCTCCTAGTGTATCATTAGGAGATAAGTACCTCTGGTGGGATACTTCCGACAATAATTTAACTCTTTGGATCGAGGACGGAACATAATGGCACTACGCAATGCTTTTGATAATCTAAGTACGGAAGAAGCAATTAGAAGACTCGCTAACCTTCTAACATTCTCGCGTGATTCTGGTGACCGTATTAGGGTTATTGCTGATACTAATACGACAATTATTACTAGAAGCGCCATGCTTGCAGGTAGCGCAGGTAACTCAGCTAATGGCGCTACGACCCCCATTTGGTACGATACTTACTCACCAACCGTCGTTGAGCCACGAGAAGTTCAGAGGCTCCAAATGCGTGGTCTAGCAGACAACGTGCGTAAGAATAGGTGGACCTACTAATGGCTTGGAATAGCAATTTTCGGAAAGGTACGGACCTTCCAACATGGGATTGGCTTTCGTTCAATCCTGTTGGTGCAAGTAACTACGGCGCATCTATTGCTTATGATAATCAAAGATATGTGTACTACCTAAACACGGGTAGTACTGCGGGTAACTCTACTACTGGTACGTCTACTCTTTACCGATACGATACTTGGTCTGATGGTTGGCAATTGCTAATTGGTTCAGGCATTAACGTCGGTGCTTCTGGCTGTGACCTTATGTACGACTCGGCTCGTAACTTTTTGTGGTTCACTAATGGTGGCGCAGTCGCTACTGTCACTTGGCAAGGGCTTAACCTAAACCCCACTGCAGTAACCGTTCTAGGTACGGTGTTTCAACCACTAACTGCAACTAGCATGACAGGAACAAATGCTCTTACTACAGGTGCTGGGCCTTTCAACGGCGGATCTCTTGCTTTTGTTGAAGACGCTGGATTTGGGGAACCCTTTGCTTCTGGTACAACAATAGCTGGCTCTACAACATCGTCTTTAGTAGAGACGCTTGGTAACTCTTTGCTTAATGGTGGGTATGTAGGGTGCGCGGTGCGCCTTACCTCTGGAGCATCTTCAGGTAGCCGAAGGACTATTAGCGCTATTACTGTGTCCCGAGGAACTCGGTACACCACTCGTGCTACTGGCGCAGCTGCTGGAACAACTATCACGGTTGATGACACAACTAACCTTGCTGCAGGTATGACGGTTGTAGGTACAGGTATTGGCTATAACGCCTACATTACAAACATAACAGGTAAAGTTGTTACGCTATCTGTGGCTAATGCCTTTGCTGTAAGTAGTGCAATAACCTGCGCACTAGATACTGTAACCACTACTCTTAGCTCGGCGGTATCTTCCCTTGCTGTTGGTGATACTTTTGTCATAGAGTACCCAACAGGTAATGGAAGTACTGCGACAACTCAAAACACAGGCTCAACTGCGACGTTTGCTGCTACCACTATCACTGAAAGCGTAGCTATATTTACTACAAACCAGTATCGTGATTGCGATGTACTAATTATTTCTGGAACTGGTGCGGGTCAGCGTAGGCGTATTGCAAGTAATACAACTACAGTGATTACTTTGGAAACTCTTAATACTGGAAGTAAGAACCCGACTGCTGGCTTTACAACCTTTAGTACAGACAGTGTATATAAGATTCTTCCGCCAAACGATTTTATCTACCAAACCACAGGCTCAGGTACTGCTACGTTCTATCGCAATGACCTTAGCTTAACTGCTGCTACAGCATGGGTAGCTCCTGGTGGCGCTACATTGCCTGTAAACGTAACTGGTGGATCTATGCTACATTACGGTAAAGAGGCCGCGCCTTTCTCTCTGTTCTTTATTCAAGGTGGTACAAACGCGCCTATCTACCGCTATGACATTGGTACACGCGTGTTCACTAGAATTAACCCGTCGCTAGGTGCAGGTTCAACTTCTTACCTTGGCACTGACCTGCCATCCACGGGTTCACAGCACTGCATTCTTTACGATAACAACCGTATGGCTCTTTTGACGCAAGGTACTACTCGTTTATACGGGATCCGTCTTTCAGATGGATTTGTTGAGCCATTGGGTACGTTGCCTTACATTGCGCCTTCAGCGTTTGATGGACGTAAAATGCTTAACATTAGATCACTTGATGGTGTTAACTGGCTGTACTTTATGCGTGCTGGTGGTGGCGAGTTCTACCGATGTGCTCTTGAGTGGTATTAAATTATGATAGCTATTTCCCACCCGTTTACTTTAAATTCTTTTGGGGTTATTGATACCACAACTGAAACGCAAAAAATCTATTTAGATAGAGTAAATAGCATATTATCTACGGTAGTTTACAAGAGACCCATGCGCCCAGGTTATGGTACAGACATGGCTAGAGCTTTATATGAGTCTGCCTATGATTACGAGTTAGCAATTACCGAGGCTATTAGACGTTCTATTGCAACATATTTACCCGATATTACTATTGTAAGCTTAAAGATTACAGATCCTAATAGTTTGGGGCAGTCTTCAGTTGAGCTGCTATTGAGCTTTCCAGATGATACTGTAGGAGCTACGATTATTAAAACAGCGGCTTTATTAAGTGACGGAACGAATTCAGGAGATATTTACTAATGGCCTACCAAGTAGACTACACCTCTCGTGATTATGACTCTTTAAGAGACGAACTTATTAAAGTAGTGCAACAAAGAGTTCCAAACTGGAACCCTAACTCAACTTCGAGTAGTTCAGATTTTGGTCTTGCCCTGGTAGAAGCATTTGCATATGCCGGAGATCTTTTGTCTTACTATATTGATAGAGCACTTAATGAGGCAGCTGTTCAGACAGCTACTCAAAAAAGTACACTTTTAAACTTTGCTGAGCTTTTTGGTTACCGTGTTTCTGGTCCCTCACCAGCATATGTTTACCTAACGTTTACTAATACTTCTGCTAATGCGATTGATATACCAGCAGGAACACAGGTTGAAGCACCAATTACTACAGGCAGCTACACTACAGCTTACTTTGAAACTATTACGGATTACCCGCAACTTGCTGCTGGAGCAAGCGTAACCTTATCGGCTGTTGAAGGTAAGACAAACGGGGATGGTGTCGATGCATATGGATATGTACTTCCAGTTTCTTTAGGAGAAGCATCTACATATGCTTATCAAGAGTTTTCAATACCTAACTCAGGTGTTATTGGAGATTCTGTACAGGTTTATGTTGGAGAGGCAAATGCTCTAGTTAAGTGGAGTTATGTAGATACTATTATTGAGTATGGCCCTGATAATACTGTTTACACTACAAAGATGGATGAGAACGGGACTATTACCATTATTTTTGGGGATGGGGTATGTGGGGCTATTCCATCTGGAACCGTATCAGCTGTATACAAAACAAGTGTAGGTGTATTTGGAAACGTTCCTTCAAGCTCAGTGTCTGCGTATCCAACTTATATACCAGGGCAAGGATATAATATTTCGTCAAATTACGGACTTAATGTTACAAATGCCTCAGATGCATTTGGAGGTACTGACGGTGAGAATTTAGCTTCTTTACGGGTAGCTTTACAAAGCACACTTACCGCTAGAAATAGAGCTGTTACAATAGATGACTATAAAAATCTTGCCGTTGGTTTGTATGGAGTTGGCCGCGCAAATGCGGAGTCATCTGTGTATAACTCAGTAACTGTATATGTACAGCCGTTTAATGACCTTACTGCTACACCAGGTATCTCTTCAGGTACACCAACTGCTTCATGGTACAGCATACAAGCTCAAGTACTTGAGTTATTAACCTCTAGGTGTCCCGCTACTACAACAGTAACTGTTTCACCACCCACCTATGTACCGATATATCTCGCATTAAATATAACTGTTGATTCAGCATATAAACAGCGAGATGTTAAGATTAATGTAGCTAAAGCACTTCTAGATGAGTATATAGGACTATTTTCTTATAACTCATACGGTTTTGGGGCAAACATAACTCAGTCAGCTATTATTGCTCTTCTTATGGCTGTTCCAGGCGTACTAAATGTAACCTTTACTAGATTATCAACTACTTCCTCCGGAGGTACTGCGGTATCGGATCTACAACTTAACGCAGGTCAAATTGCGTCACTTACTGCAGCTAACCTAACGATTACGCCAACCGGCGGATTTGTATAGTTTTAAAAAGATTTATTCTCTATAATCAGAGAGTATATAAAGAGGGATCCCAGAGCATTATGGAGATTAATAGATGGCCGCTGTATATCCAGGCAGTGTAGTTGGCATTGCACAGCTAGTACCTAGAACAGACCTTGTAAATACTATAGCGGCTAATGACGTTAATTCGGCATACGACGAAATTATAGCTATCGAATCTACTTTGGGTTCCGGCATCCTCTATCAAGATCAAACTAGCACTGCTTTTTCAAACAGCTCTTCAGCTTTTACTTCAGTACATGCAAGACTTAGTAATATTGAGCGTGGATTAAGACTAGGGGTTTCAGGCACCCCGTATGTAAGAACAGACGCGGCTAGCACTATAACTGCAGCTACAGGCACTGTTACTCTTGCGCTAAAAAACGTAACAGGAAACACGGCAAATCTTTTTGAAACATATGTTACAGGTACCACTAACCTAGGTTTTAACGTAAGCTCTGCGGGTATCCCATCTGTGGGAACTAATTTAGTAGTAGTAGTTAATGACACTAACTACAATACAATTAAAGCAGATATTACAAATCTTCAAGCACTACAAACTATCAACCCACTACTACTAACGGGAATGTAATGAGTACACTATTAGCAGCAATAGACGTAAATACCGCAGCAGGTATTACTCAGGTGGGCTCCGTACTAGTAGCAGGATTTGCAGGTGTGTTTCAAATGTGGAGAAAAATTGATAGGCGTCAACAAAGTATTGAGTCTTCTTCTATGAGGCTTGAGGATCGTTTAGAGCGAATTGAGCATCAGTTTGGTCCAAATGGCGGTGGATTACGCGAAGCTGTTAATAATATGTCCCAAACTATGCTGAAAATAGACGAAAGAATGACTAAGATGGGGGATGAAGTAGCAAACCTATCGGGTAAATTTCAGCAACACATTGTCGAAGGCAATCGTAACGCCGACAATAAATAGTTTTTAGGATCGGTGTACTTATATGGCTAGATATGGAGCTGGCTCCCTCTATGGAGCTGGGGTTTATTATGGTGACCAAGATGCTGCAACTACAGCATATAACTCTAATATAAACGCCCTACAAACAGATTACAGGGTTGTAAACCTATCTTGGAAATCAATTAATGTTGACGTTAGTGGCGGTGCTCCTACAGCCACTCACTGGAAAATTATTAAAACCGGTAGCGGAGTCCCAGATCACCCTAATGATGGAATTTATGTAACTGGTGGTACAGCACCTGGCGGTACACTGGGAGTTAACGCAGTACTTGGAGGTACGTTTACTGATACAGAGTCTAAATTTCCTACAGGTACTGAAGTAACATACTCCTTTTGGATATTTAACGGGTTAGATTGGTATTTTTGCGGTGCGGTAGAAGTAATTGTAGTTTCCGATGATCATTCTACAACTTTAAAACTAATAAGCATGCTTCCAGGAGTTTGGACATCAGATAATTCAAATATTACTGAAACTGGCTCATATCCAGATAGATACAATCAAGAAAGAAACCCTAACGGTGATCTTGTAGAAACTGATATTTATACGTTTATGAGCGGGTTTGGCTTTTACTATGACAAATTAAACTTGCAAGCAAAAAATATACATCGCTCAAGTGACTACAGATTTTATCCTCGTCGACAGTTAGCTACGGCTATTAATGACATGGGTTTTATTTCTGAACCAACCTTAGGTGACCAGTACCACCGCTCTTTGTTTAGGTACGGCAACACAATTAATTCCCTAAAAGGCTCATCTCTTGGCCTTAGCATTTATGTTAAATCGCTGACGCATTTTAGTAACACAGTTACTTTAGGAACTAACCTATTCTTAGATTACCTAACTTCTTCATTTGAAGGCGGTATTGGTACTTGGACTGCTACTGGTGCAACTCTTGCATCAAATGCATATAATGGCTCAGGCAATTTAACATCAGCCCAATCACCTCCTATAGGCCTTACAACAGGTCTTTCGGATACAACTTCTACGTACTTTAAAGTTAAGCAAGGTTACTATGGAAGTATTACAACTACTGCAACTACTGCAACTGTTAACTCTTACTCTAGCGACCATAAGCGTACGGACACTATTCCAGTAAC